TGGCTAAGTTTACTTTTAAATCTCCTGTTATATAATTGTCCAAATTATCAAGTGGATTTACAGTTCCCGAACCAAAAGTTAAATGAAAAAATCCTTCGGGGGTAAATTCACTAATGAATTTGTTATTTACACTTACGTATCTACCCGGTTTAAAATTATCTTTATCAGATACTCTTGTTGAATCTGGTATGAACACCTTATCTTGAATCAGTGATTTTACCTCATACCATTTGTTTGTTGGTGAACTGAATTCTCCATTTGTAGGATTCGCACCAAAGGTTGTACCATCTTTATGTATAACAGACGTTACACCTAATACATTTTGTTCAGGTAAGAAAATTTTCAAAAATGGTCGTTGTTCCAAATCAGTTATCACCTTTCTAAAAACTCGTGTAACACCATTTATAACCGCTTCTCTTTTGGTGATTGTATATGATATTAATTTACGATTACCATCAAAATTTGGGATTTTTAATCTATTTGGTTCACCCTTACTATTAAACGGGTTTGAGAAATCAATGTCTTCAACGGTCTCAAAAATTTGTCCACCACCCGATACTTGGGCTCCAGCTCTAAGTAAACCAAGATATTCAGTTTTTTCTGAGTCACCACTAACAGGTACATTTATTGAAAAGTCACACAATGCTACCGAAGGTCTATTACCCGGTATTCTTAAACCATATGTTTTTGCAATATGAAATAACGATTGTCTTTGTTGAGCAAAATCCAAAATGGTTTCTTGCCAAACTCTATCAATATGAAAATGTAAGTTATCAGCAACCGCTGCATTCAAATCTAATAATACTGAGAATATTGAGGCATCATTAGTGTTTTTAACTAAATCAGGATAATAACTTTTGGTCATGTTAACCAACTCTTCCCTTAGTCCCGCAAAATCTCTGGTTGCGTATGATATTTTCTTTGACATATTATATATTGATAATTACAAAATCCGAAGATGAAAATGCTCCGTTATTAACCGTATAATCTATTCTAACTTTAGCGGTATATGGTTTTGAACTAAAATCAGAAACTCTAAACAATCTTTCATCTTCGTCTTGTGAAAATGTTCTTTGTTCATCCGGATCATTTTCCGCCGAATTAATTGTTATTGAGTTTATATCTAAGTTGGGAATGTATTTTTTAACCCCATCTCGTATCTCTTCTTCAATTAGGTTAAAGGTAACCGTATCGTTTTGTTCAAAAATATACTCGTATATTCTTGTACCAAAATCAGGTAAATAATAACGAGTCCCCTTTTTAGTTAAAAGAAGGTGCAAAAGATTTGCTCTAACTTCTCTTTCAGGAGTCTCAGTCATTTTGATATAATCACCCTTAGTACTATCTCTAAATGGATAGTCAATACCATACTTTACTGCCATATCAATAAATATAAACTATTATAAAATGGTAATAAATAAAAAAATCACGACACAATTGTGCCGTGATAATAAATTTGTTGTGAATAAATTACTTATCCTTCACATGATACACAATCAGGATTCATCGCCTGTGCAGCAATATCTCCTCTTAAAACGGATTCTGTTCTCATATAATAGAGTGTTTTCACACCTTGTTTCCACGCTTCCATGTGAACTTGATTAATCCATTTTGGATCTGCAACCGCAGGAAATGCTAGGTTTAATGAAACTGCTTGGTCAATATATTGTTGTCTTATTCCAGCTTGTCTAACCAAATCTAATTGGTTAATTTCTTTGAATGTTTTAAACACTTCTTTAACGGAACTCATTTTAAACACTTCATCTTCTTTGACTTCAGAACATTGAACTACTTTACCATCAACAAAACACCATTCATCTAAGAAATCAAGTCCTTGAATTGACCCACCATCTGCTAAAATTTGGTCCCATACCTCTTTTGTATTCTTACCAATTTTACGCAAAACTTTTTCTAATTCAGGGTTTTTACGAATAAATGTTCCCTTTGCAGTTTGTTCGGTGAACACGTTTGCTGCCCATGGTTCGATACCACTACTAACATTACCACTCAACTTTGAGTTAGAAACTGTTGGAGCAACTGCTCTTAAGTGTGTATTTCTAAATCCACTTTCCTTACACCATAGTGGTTCTCCGTACTCAGATGCCAAATCTCTACTCGCTCTTTCAGATTCAATTTTCATTTGTGAGAAAATTTTACGAGTTTCAAATTGTGCTGTCAATCCTTCAAACGGAATACCTTTTTGTTGTAAGTATGTGTGCCATCCCAATACACCCAAACCTAAAGCTCGACCTCTTTCAGCAGAACGAACAGAGTTTTCAAACCCTCTCATATTTTTTGCCTTTTGTAGGAATTCTTCCAATACTCCGTCCAAAAAGATAGTAGAGGTATAAATTAAATCAGTGTCTTTCCACTCATCGTACTTCGCCAAATTAAGTGAACTTAGACAACAAACAAATGAATGTGATTCATCAGTATGGAGAACAATTTCAGAACAGATGTTTGTCATATGAACCTTTAAACCATTCTTTTTGTACATCTCAGGATTGTGTTTATTCACGTTTCCTTTGTACATGATATATGGTTCACCAGTTGCTTTTCTCTTTTGAAGTAGTTTACCCCATTTTCTTCTTGCATCCGAATCACCTTCCTCAAGTTTCTTCATGAATTTGTCACTTACAACTACACACTGGTGTAAGTTGAGTGATTGACGATTCACGTCTCCCTTTGGTTCTCTAATTTCTAAGAAGTCCTCGAAATCCTTATGGTCAATTTTAATGTTAACCGATGCTGCTCCTCTTCTAACAGAACCTTGATTTGTTGCTAAGATTGTTGAGTCGTAGATTTTTATAAATGGAATAACACCATCAGATGTTCCATTATTTGTGATTTTCGCACCAGCCGGTCTAATCATATTGATACCGATACCAACTCCTCCTCCGTGTTTCGCAAGTAACATCAATTCAAGATTTTTGTTACCAATTTCGAAAATACTATCACCGACATCAATACCAAAACATGAAATTGGTAAACCTCTATCCGTACCTGTATTTGAAAGAACAGGTGTTGCTAGACATAACCATCCTTTCCATATATAGTCAAAGAATTTAGTTGCCAAATGTGGTTTACCCAATCTTTGTGCAACTTTGGTTGACACTCTCCAATAAGCGTCTTTTGGTTTCTCACCAGGTAAAAGATATCCTTTAGATATCGTTTTTACATAAATTTCTGTATTACCCCATGATGGAAAATCAACATCTAATTCCCAACCGAGTTCTTCTCCGTAGTTCTTCATATAACAATAAAATTTTTTTTAATTAAAAGATGTCATCCCAATTCTCACCCTCACCCGCTTTACTGTAATCGGTAGGTCTCAATGCGAAGAAATCTGTGTGTGTAACTCCTCCGGTAAGATGAAAAAACCAGTCCAATTCAGATGCCTTCTTCTCATTGAATTTGAATGTTGGGTCATACCCAAGTTCAACTAATTTTTCGTTGATTCGTTTATTAATAAATTCTTTGAGGTCGGATGCTTTTAAATTTTCAAGGTCACCCATTTCAAAAATCTTATCAATAAATTTGTGTTCTAATTCTTGGATAAGTTTAGCAGCATTATAAATGTCTTCTTTAGCCTCTTCCAATAATTCAGGGTATTCTAAACACATATGTCTGAATAATTGACATCCCATTTTAGAGTGAAGTGATTCGTCTCTTACACTCCATTTCATTTGTTGTCCGATACCTTTCAAAAGATTTCTCATTTGGAAACTATAAAGAACTGCGAATGATGAATATAACGCAACACCCTCAGCAAACGCTGAGAAAATTGCCAAACTTCTTGCAACCTCAACTCTCGCTTTAGGATTTTTCTCTAAATCCTTTGGTGTCCAATCTGCAGTTGTATTTGTAAGTAATTCAAAACGTTCTTTCATAGTCTCATCATGTAAAAACCCTTCAAAATCCTCCAAACCTAACGTCTCATTTAGATATGAATATGCAACCGAGTGAATTGTCTCTTGAGACCCAAACGCCATCGCCATTTGTTTGATTTCGTGTTTTGGAAACCATTTAGTAACCATTCCTGTCCAATAATCCGATACCGCACATTCTGTTTGTGCGAACCCTAAAAGGATGTTACCAACTAAGTGTTTTTCAGAACCACTTAAATTTTCATTCCAATCTTTAACATCACCCTGCATAGGAATTTCGGTGTGTAACCAAAATGCCTGCATTTGTTTTAACCAACCCTCATTGTAATATTCGGGATATTCAAATGGTTTAAACGCAATTCTATCTGTAAATAACTTACTCATATCTTATATAAATTAAACTCTAACTTTTTTTTCTTGTGCCTTTCTAAAGACTTCGGCAGCTCTATTCGATCTTCTCTCTTCTTGTTGATGTTCGTGACCCAACAAAGTGTTTTGTGACTCCGTATCAATCACTAAGAATTGATTGTCGAATTTACAATTTTGCCAAATAATGCCATCCTTACCAACACGAGATTTCAATAAAGTTAATGTAGCCAAATTACTCTCCTTTTGTTCAAGTGTTTTACCAATTGAAAGAATGATGTGTGCAATTTGTGCCTTCTTAATAGAACCACCCATTTGGTCTCCTGTTACAACCTCAGATGAAATTGATCCTCTATTACCTTGAGTTGCCGTCCAAATAGCAATATTGAATTCTGATGTCATAGATTCTAAACTTCTCATGATTGAACCCTCACCCTTCCATTCTTCACCATCAACACTTCTTTCAGGTGAGATACAATCAACATAATCGATTAGTAACAAGTCAGGTTTAAACCCTTCTGAAATCATTTTTCTAATCTTAGATTTAATTTCAGAAATAGTAATGTTGTCACTCGGTAACTTGGATAATTTCAAAGAACCGGTAGACCTTTCTTGTTGTTCTCTAACCGCAGATAAAACTTCTTCTTTAAATTCAGGTTGGTCATCCGGTGCAATTCCTGACCAAATTGTATAATGTTTTCTT